GGACAGTGCTTAAAGGCATCATTGGTGAAGCTCGTGAGAAGTTTCAATCAATTGCAGGTCCTGGTGGCGGAACGTCACTGAATGGTGCTGCTATGAAGGCTGAATCCAAAGCAGACCAAGAGCGATTGATAATGGAATTGAAAGCCTACGTAGATTATTCACAGCCTCTCACTTGGGTACAAGGTTAAGGCTTGACAACACTCACTTCTTATGTTATAGTATAAGAATGATCATAGGAATAACAGGACTCATCGGTAGCGGCAAAGATACGGCCGCTGACTATCTTTGCACATTTCACGGCTTCAAGCGTATGAGCTTTGCTGGTACACTTAAGGATGCTGTTGCAGTTATCTTTAACTGGGACCGCGAACTTCTTGAAGGTTCAACTAAGGCTAGCCGTGAATGGCGAGAAGAAGTTGACATTTGGTGGGCAGAACGATTGGGCATCCCCAATCTGACTCCCCGCTGGGTACTACAACAGTGGGGAACTGATGTTGCCCGCAAAAGTTTTCATAATGACATTTGGGTAGCAAGCGTAGAGAATCGTTTGCAGGGCATTAAGGATGATATCGTAATCACTGACTGTCGGTTCGGCAACGAAGTAGCCGCTATCAAGAATGCAGGTGGTATCACTCTTAGAACTCATCGTGGTAAGGATCCTGATTGGCTTGTAATAGCAGAATTGCATAATGATGCGGATAACGACAAAGATAAAACATATCTTAAAGACCTGCTAGAACAGAATCATAATGTTCATGCTAGCGAATATAGCAGTGTTGGGCTAGACTACGATTACCACATTGACAATAACGGAATGATTGACCATCTACACAAGCAGATGGAATCAATAATCAACCGTTAAGTCGCCCCTCTTCCAAGTCACTTCCTTCTTCTTAACTACTTCGATACAGTTAAGGCAAATGGTTCTTAGATTATTGAAAGCTACATTAGTCAGATTGCCGTCGATATGAAAGACAGTCATCTGACTAGGATATAAACTTTTGAAGCCGCACAAGTCACAGTGCGGTTTCTTTTTATATCCAGCCTTTTCCCAGCTAGGCACAATAGGCTTCTTCTTAACTTTCTTCTTCCCGCAGTTATCACAAATGCGTCGGTAATAGGTTTTACCATTGCGGATATAATTTATAGCGCAATAGTTCTTATTACATTCCTTACAGATTGGTCGTTGTAGAGGCATCAACTATTTAGTTGATTTTTACCTTTAAAGGTCCCCCTATACCAGCTTTTTTAATTTATTTTATAAATATAGTTACAAGCCCAGAGAAGTGTATTCTGGGTTTAGGTGGTAAACCTCAGAATCATACAAAGGAAAAAAGAATATGGCACTAGTATCTCCAGGTGTAGAAGTTACAGTAATCGATGAGTCTCAGTATCTTCCAGCCCCAACTAACACAATACCTCTTATTGTGCTTGCGACCGCACAAAACAAAGCTGAACCTTCCGGAGCAGCAGTAGCAGTCGGCACAACAGCCGCTAACGCCGGCAAGCTCTATCAGGTTACTAGCCAGCGTGATCTAGTCACTCTCTACGGTACTCCATTCTTCTACGAAACTTCAAACGGTACACCGATTCAGGGTTACGAACTCAATGAATACGGTCTGCTTGCTGCTTACTCTGCACTAGGTATTACTAATCGTGTATTCACCATGAGAGCAGACATTGATCTTGCAAGTCTTGTAGGTCAAACAGGACGCCCAACTGGTAACCCAGACAACGGCGCGTATTGGCTTGATACTACAACTTCAACTTGGGGTATCTATGAATTCAACTCAACAACTGGTCAGTTCGCATTACAATCTCCAATTGTAATCAGTTCTGCTGATCAAGTTTCTGGTCATGTTCCTCTTTCTAGTGTAGGACAAATCGGTGACTATGCAATTGTTGCAATTCCTACATACGACTATCCAAGTGCATCTACTGCGGGAATGTATTTCTATAAGACACCAGCAAATGAATGGGTACGTATTGGATCATCGGACTGGGCTAGTTCTTGGCCAACCATTCAAGCTTCGCAGGTTAACCCAACATTGACTGCCGGTAATGTATTGACACTTAACGCCAGCGATCAATATGCTTTGGAAGTTACAGTTCAATCTGCTCCAAACAACACTATAGCTGTTATGGCAGCAGACATCAATGCATTTAACTATCCATTCATTTCAGCAGAGGTTATCAGCGGCAGACTTGTTATCTATTCAGCACAGCTTAATCAGCAGGGCGCTACGGTCAGTCCATTCATTACTGCAACCGGAACCGGAACAGTTTTAGCTGATTTAGGAATAACCGGTAGTACACCTAATTACGAACCCGCTTTTTTCTGGGGCGCTGCATCACAGCAGCCACTATGGCAAGCTGGACAGACTGTTCCTCGCCCATCTGGTTCAATATGGGTAAAGGTTGGTTCAGCAGGTAATGGATTAGACTCTGCAATTTCAGAGTGGAGCTCTACTACTTCTTCTTGGATTCCTAAGACAGTATCTTATTATTCTTCAGATTGGGCAGCAATTGCCGCACTAGATGCTAGCGGTGGCGAGAATATCCCAGCAGGAAGTGTTTATGCTCAATATTTCTTCAACAACGGTAGTGTTTATAATGGATCAAATCCTAATTCTTACTTACAAGCACCGGTCTACTACTGGGAAAGAATTGCAGAAGGTCCTACAGTTATTACTGGTTCAGTATTGAACCCAACATTTACTAGCGGACCATACACTGTTTCAGTAAATACTACTATTCCAGGAACACTAACATTGTCATCAACTTACACAGTGACTATCCCGGATAATGCGACCACAACTGATGTTGTTACTGCTTGGTCAGCGGCTGGAATCCCCTACACTACTTGCACTGTTACTGATGCAGGAGCGTTGCAAATTACTCATACTGCGGGCGGCGCCATTATTCTAGAAGACTTTAATAGCTCTGCTATCAGCAACGGTTGGATTGAAGAAGCTGGCTTCATCATTGGCGAGACAACTGGTGTTAAGGAAGGACCATTCGTAGTCACTGCTTATCAACCAACACAAACTTCAACAACTGGCGTGGGTACTGGTCTACAAATCGGCGTAAAAAACTACTATCAAGACTACTTAATTCTCCCAGATAACTTCGTTAACGACGGAAGTGGTTATGCAGTGGGCGATGAAGTTACATTTAGTGGTACACAGCTAGGTGGAACTTCTCCTGCTAATGATTTGACTTGTGTTGTCAATGCGGTCAGCAGTGGCAACGTAACAGAACTCGTTTATCTGAGTGGTCAAGGTGCAGTCGCATACTCTACTGTGTTGTCAAATTGGGTAGAATTCTCAATGACAGCTAACGAAGGTGCTCCAACTGAGGCCCCAGTCAATAACACTAACTGGTTCTACTCAGTAGTTGACGAAGTTGATATTATGGTTAATACATCAACTGGCTGGGTCGGATACAAAAACACTAACTATAACAGTAGTGGTTTCCCTCAACCATCAGGTACAAACACAACTGATCCTAACGGACCACTAGTAAGCGCAAGTGAACCAACAACTCAGAGCGATGGTACTGCACTCGTATACGGTGATATTTGGATTGATACAAGTGATCTTGAAAATTATCCAATTATCAATCGTTGGCAGTCAGTAGACACTGTTGACAGATGGGTTCGCATCGATAACACTGATCAGACCGGTTCTACTGGTGTATTATTTGCTGATGCACGTTGGGCAACTAACGGTACTACTAACCCAGCGAATGATCCGATTCCATCAATTAAGAGCTTGCTAACTAGCGACTATCTTGATTTGGATGCTCCGACTAACACTTCATACCCAGTAGGTATGCTATTGTTTAACACTCGTCGTTCAGGCTATAACGTTAAGCAGTATCGTGTAAACTACTTTAACAACGACACCTTCCCTGATGAAACTCTACCAACAGAGAAGGATGCATGGGTAACGGCAAGTGGTCTACAGTCTAACGGTTCTCCTTATATGGGTCGTAAGGCACAGCGTAACATGGTAGTTCAGGCACTAAGATCAGCAGTTGACACTAACACTGCAATTCGTGATGAAGATAATACTTTCAACCTCATTGCTTGCCCCAACTATCCTGAACTTCAGCCTAACATGATTGTGTTGAACGCTGACCGTGGAGAAACAGGATTCATTATCGGTGATC